ATAGACAAAAGCAAAGTCTATATGAGATTAGGACAAGCAGTAGCATATACATCAATGTGGTTAGCAGGAGTAACATTTTGTTACTGGATGTTCTTACAGGGAATGACATACTAGGAGGAGATATATGAAAGATAAAAATTTAAGTATTATAGACAAAATTGAGTTATTTATTTCAGATTTTATAGATTATGATAACGAACATCATTGCTTTAGACCTTTTGTATTAGGTTTTTGTACAGCAACAATAATAGTAATGATTACTATTTTGGTAGCTATTATTAAAATGTCCTAACAAGAGCAACAATAGAAACTATTAATGCGATAAAAGCGACAATTAATGCTAAAGTCTCAATGATATGTTCAGAAATCCAAGCATTACGAACTACTGAAATATAAGTTATACCTTTATTAGTTACTTTTATAGAAGAATCACTAACATATTTAATGTGATCCTCTTTATAAAGTGAATGCACGATTTCAATTAAATGGTCTTTAGGAATATCAGGGAAAACTTTTGAAAGATTAATAAGATTATAATGATTTAATTTGTTTTTACATAAATATTTTAATATTTTTTTAGAATTTTTATCCATAATAAGAACCTCTCTTTCGAGGGTATTATACATTAATTTACAAAATTTTACAAGAAAGGAGTACAAAAGATGGACAAGTTAGATAAGTGTTATTACTGGCACATAATTACTTTGGCAAAATTAAAATTAAAAGGAAAGGAGTGTAAGAAATGTTTAAGAAGATAAAAGAATTACAAAGTTTAGTTGATGAAAGTAGAAAAGCTTTAAAAGAAGCAGAAAGAAAAGTAGAAAGACTAGAAATAAGTCAAAAAAGTTTGAGAGCAGAAATAGAAGATGAACATTTAGAAAATTATAAACATCATAGAAAGTTATTAGCAATAGAAAAACTCTTACAAGGACAAGATTACAACAATACAGAAAATCTAAAAAATAAAATAAGAACTATATTAAATAAAAAAGAACTAGTAGACCTACTAAAATCAAACTAGTTCATAGACACTTAAATAAACGAATCTATTTATATATTAGCACAAATAAATAGAAATGTCAAAGGAGAATTAAAAATGTTAGAAAACAGGATGATAGAAGAAGATTATATAGAAACAAACAATGATTATGACAGTTATTTAGAATATTTACTAGAAAAGAATGATGAAAATTATAATGATGAAATATATGGAAGGGTAAGTGAAGAATAATGCAAGATTTAAGTTTATATCAAATAACAAATGCATTTCCAATGTTGATAGCACAGGAAGAAATGACAGAAGAAGATAAAAAGAAAGTAGAAAAAGAATTAATAGAATTATTGCAACAAAAAAGCCAAAATTTAATTGGCTATACAAGAAATATAGAATTAACTATTGAAGCAATGAAAAACGAAGAAAAACGAATTTCAGAGCAAAGAAAGACATTAGAAAATAGACTTACAAAATTTAAGGAATATGTAAAAGAATGTATGGAACAAGGTGGATTTACAAAACTAGAAACACCACTTGGAACATTAAGCATAGCAAAGAATCCACCTAGTGTAGAAATCATAAACGAAGATGAAATTCCTAGCGAATACAAAACAGAAATTATAACAGTTAAAGTAGATAAAACAGCAATAAAAAATAATTTTACTAAAACAGGAGAAATACCAGCAGGAGTTAATATAAATACACAAAATACAAGTTTAAGAATAAAGTAGGGGGTAATTATGGATTATTTAGATTTAAAAGAAAATAAAGAGGGAGAATACTATGGAAATTAAAGAAATGAATATATTTGAAAAGCTTTCTAATATAACAAATGAAATTTCTAGTGTCAATAAAAACTTGACTGTTGGACAAGGTAAAAGTGCTTATAAAGCTGTAGGAGAAGCAGATATTTTAAAGGCAGTTAAAGAATTAGAATTTAAATATAGAGTTTATAGTTATCCAGTAAATAGAGAAGTATTAGAAAGCACAATGTATACTACTACAAATGAATACGGAGAAAAAAACAATATTTTTAGTAGGATAAAAACTACGTATAGATTTGTAAATATCGATAAGACAGAAGAATATATAGAAACAATAACATTTGCAGAAGGAATAGATACGCAAGATAAAGGGTCAGGGAAAGCGATGACATATGCAGATAAATATGCTTTGATGAAGTCTTATAAGATAATAACAGGAGAAGATCCTGACCAGAATCCAAGTGAAGTTGGTTACAAAAAGAAACAGGCACCAACAAGAGTATCTAACAATAAAATTACAGATGTAGAAGCAAAGTCAATATATGCGCTTATGATAAGAAAAGGATTTGATGTTGGACCAGTTTTAGAAAAGAATTATGGAATAACTTACACAACAGATTTAACAAAAGAACAATACATGTCAATATTAAATAAATGCAACACAATGCCAGATAAGAAGTAGGTGGTTAAATGCAAACTACAGGAACATTAGAAGAAATAAACATAGATTATAAGACTGGAAAACCAAAAATAAGCTTTCTAATTGATGGAAAGGACAAGTTATCAGATATAGAACAACTAAAAGGTTTAAAACTTAAAATAGATGCAAAGAAATACATAAAAAAAAGAACAACTAATGCAAATAATTATTTTTGGAAACTTTTGCAAGAATTATGTGATTTATCAGAAATAGATACTATAGAGGAATACAAAAGAAGGGTAAAAAAATTAGGAATATTTAGAAGATTTAGAATAGAGACAGAGAATATCAAAACATTTGAAAAAATGTGGGTAGCACAAGGAATTGCTTGGTTCTGTGAGATAGCTGATACAACATATATAGGAAATACAGAATTTAAAATAATAAATGCATATTACGGTTCAAGTTCTTTTAATTCAAAACAAATGTCCAGATTAATAGATGGTGTAGTTCAAGATTGTAAGGCTTATGGAATAGAAACAAAATCAGATGCAGAAATAAATTCATTATTAGAAAGTTGGGATAAAAAATGAACTGTATATATTTAACAAAAAGAAGTAGAAAATATTCTCCATATTGGTTTTGCAGATTAAATAAAGAAGAAATTGCATTAGATAAATGTAAAAGTTGCTCAAAATTGAAATACAAAGAAATTAAAGCTATAAAAAATAAAACTAATAAACAAGCAAAGCTAGAAAATAGCAGATACAGTATCATAACAGATGACTTAAAACATTGTTATATATGCACAGAAAGAGGACTTAAAGATATACCAAAAGATGATTTACATGAAACATATGGCGGAAGTAACAGAAAAAGGAGTATTGAAAATGGATTTGTAGTTCCGTTATGTAGAAAGTGTCATCAAGATGATGAAATATTAAAATTTTTACAAAGATTTATACAATTAGAATATGAAGAAACACATACAAGAGAAGAATTTATAAGCATTATAGGCAAGAGTTATTTATAAAAAAATATTAGGAGGAAAAGAAAATGGCAAATAAAAATGAAATTATTATATCAACAGAAGAATATAAGGAGTTAATAAGTAAAGGTGTACCGAACGAAAACGAAAAATGGTTTAAAAATAAATTAGAGGAGTTTTTATTAGATTATTTTAAAATTGATGGTACTTCATTAGAAATTAAAGATAATTGGAAATTCTGTGATGATTTTGAAAGATTGTTAAAACTAATTGATAGAGAAATGTATAAGAGAATTTTTAACAAATTATATGATGATAAGATGAAAAAAGAAAATGACAAGATGAAAATGGAAAAAGCAAGAGCAAATAAAGAAATAGATAATGATTAACAACTAGGGGTAAGACTGCATAAGTTTTATCCCTATTTTACGAAAGGAGAAAACAAGTGAAATATAGTGTATTGATTATAGAGTCAGCAGATGGAATTAGATATGATAATTTATTAAAAGCAGATTTAGATAGACTAATAGAATTATCATTAGAACAAAATTTTTCAGTAATAGTACGAAAATATGAAAAAGAGGAATAGATATGGAAGGTTGGATAAAGTTACATAGAAAAACATTAGATAATCCAATAATAACAAAAGACAGTGATTATTTAGCGGTGTGGGTATATCTTTTACTTAATACTACGCATAAAGAATATGATGTTCTATTTAAAGGTAAAAGAACAACATTAAAAAAAGGACAATTACTTACAGGAAGAAAATCAATATCAGAAAAATTAAAGATTGACGAGAATAAAGTGCAAAGAATTTTAAAAACGCTAGAAAACGAACATCAAATCGAACAACAAAGTAGCAATAAAAACAGACTGATAACAATAGTTTCGTGGGATAAGTATCAACAAGATGAACAACAAATTGAACAACAAGTGAACAACAAGCGAACAACAACTGAACAACAAGTGAACACAAACAAGAATGTAAAGAATATAAAGAATGATAAGAATGTAATAACAACAATAGGCGACAGTTGTATTGACGGTCTATCAGAAGTTATTGATTTTTACAATGAAAATATTGGACTCGCAACACCATACGGAACAGAAATATTAGCAGATTACTTAAAAGAGATGCCAGCAGATTTAATAATATATGCTATGCAAATAAGTGTAGAAGCTAATAAAAAGACAATTCAGTATATAAAAGCAATATTGAATAATTGGCAAAAGGCAGGGATAAGAACATTAGCAGATGCCAAAAGAGAAAGTAAAAATAGTAAAAAGAAGAGTTCTTATGAACAAAGACAGTATGATAGTTTAGACTTTTTATACAGTAATTTGAATTAAAGGAAGTGATAAACAAATGAATACAATAACATTTAAAACAAGACAAATGAGTTTTAATGACATACAAGATAAAACAAAAATAAGATATATACAAATTTTAAATAGATTAGACAAGCCTAAAACGGCAAAGGAATTAGCAGTAGAATTATTTGATTTAGGATTTATACCAAGCACAGAAAGAAATTATACAGCACCAAGATTAACAGAATTAGAAAAAATGGGATATGTAAAAGCAGTAGATAAAAAGAAATGCGAATACACAGGCAAAACAGTAGCAATCTATGAGAGAACACAAGCAGGATTTGAAGTAATAAATTATCAGCATATTCCACATATTTGAGGAGATGATTGAATGATTGAAGAATGGAAAGATGCGATTAACTATAATGGATTGTATCAGGTTAGTAATTTAGGAAGAATAAGAAATACAAAGGAAAAAATAATTAAACAATATAAAGATCATAAAGGATATTTAATAACTCAACTTACTAATGGAAAAACTTCAAAAACTATTAGAGTACATAGGTTGATTGCAATGACTTTTATACCTAATATTAAAAATAAGGCACAAGTAAACCACATAAATTGTAATAAAGCAGACAATAGAATTGAAAATTTAGAATGGGTTACTAATAATGAAAATAAAATACATGCAAAACGACATGGTCTATGCAAATCATCAATTAAAGGTGAAAAAAACAAGAGAGCAAAAAGGGTTAATCAATATAATTTAGATGGAAAGCTAGTAAGAAAATGGAATTGCATGAATGATATAGCAAGAAGTTTTAATATTAAAACGGTATCAAATATATCAGCCTGTTGCAAACATAAAAAAATCGTAGACAAAAATGGTAAAACTTATTATTGTAGAACTGCTTATGGATACAAATGGGAATATGAGAAAGAGGCCTAGCCTATGAAACAAGTAGAAAAGAACACAATATGCTATTACTGTCTAGGTTGTAACAAACAAGAAAACGAAGATTATAAGCCAGTATTAAGATGCAAATATTTTGTACCAGGAATAAAAAATTGGCAAGAAAAGTTAAGAGAGGAGCTAAAGAAAAGTGAACAAATACAGAAATAAAAAAGTAATAGTAGATGACTACATCTTTGATAGCATTCAAGAAAGTAGAAGATACAAAGAACTAAAGCTATTACTAAAAGCAGGAGAAATAAGTAACTTAGAATTACAACCAAGATTTTTATTACAAGATAGTTTTAAGAAAAATGGCAAAACATACAAGAAGATACAATACATAGCGGATTTTAAGTACATAGAAAATGGTAAAACAATAGTGGAAGATGTAAAAGGAATGCAGACAGATGTATTCAAATTAAAACATAAAATATTTGAGAAGGTTTATCCTAATTTGGAATTAAGAATAATTAAATAGTAAAAGGAGATGGAAAAAATGCTATTAGGAATATTTATAGGAGCAATATTAGGAGTAATGACAATGTGTTTAGTATTTTGTGCGAAAGATAGGGAGGAAGAAAATGATAGAAGTAAATGAATATGTGAGAACAAAAAATGGAGTTATAGATAAAGTAGATGCTTTATATGGAATGATAGAAAATACAGTACATTTAGAAAATCAAAAATGGTTTGATACAAAAAACATAGTAAAACACAGCAAACAACTAATAGACTTAATAGAAGTTGGAGACTATGTAAATGGAAGGGAAGTAAAACATATTGCTATGTTTGAGGGATTTCCAGATTATCCAAAATTAATATTTGTTGATGAAACACATTTGATACCAGACGATACTTGTGAGAATGACGAAATACAAACAATACTAACAAAAGAAAGGTATATGGCTAATTGCTATAAAGTAGGAGGAGAAGATGAATAATTTACTATTTAGAAATGTTATATGCAAAGGATATTTACAGAGAAAAGAAACAAAACATGTATATAATTCAACAATAGACGATGAATATATAGAAGATGATGTTTCAATAACATTAAATCAAGGTGGTAGTTGTGAACAAGAAATTTATGAATTTGTAGAAAAAGAATTTGAAGGAATTTGTGTTGGAATATTTACTAAAAAGATAAAAAGAGAATATGTAGATTGTGTGAATGATGTAAATTATGAAGGATATAATCGAGAAGAACAGTTTATACATACGGAATTAAAAGAACCTATACAAGTAGCAAAAGTATTTTATGGAAATAACAAAAGTAAAATAGTTCCTATTGATAAAGTGGGGACATGGCAATCACCATTTTAAGGAGGAGAATAGATATGTCAAAAATAAGAGATGATGTAGATTTAAAAGAACTTGAAAAGTTTGGATATACGAAAATTGATATAGGGCTAAATGAACCATATGAAATATATAAAAAATATATAAAACCTTATTTTAGCATAGAGATAAGACCAGATGGAAATATTGTTGCTAATAATGATGATACAAATGCAATTTTAAAAGAAGAATATATACAAGATTTAATCAAAGCAAATTTAGTAGTAAAGGAGTAAATATGGAAGAGCCAATAGACTGTGTAAAAATAATTATAGATTATTGTAAAGAAAATTATAATAAATGTGAAAATTGCGAGATAGACCATATATGCGAAAAATATTTTGTTAGAGAACCTAGGAAATGGAGGAGTAAATAAGAGATATGGGAAGATATACAGATAAAAAAGTGAACAATACACCTAAAGCTAAAAAAATAAAAGAAGAGCTAGAAAAATTAGGACATAAAAATGTAGAAGTGTGGTATGAAACTATAAGAAGTGGGGGAGAAATGAGCGGGTACGAAGGTGGTTGGGCTTTTTGTAGCGGTGATGAAGAGGAAAGTTATTTTGACCCTTGTTTAGGATATAATTTTGAAGAAGCTTTAGAAAATATAGAACAATATGATTTGAGAGAGGAGTAAATAAGATATGGAAAGATATAATTTAAAAAATAAAACAGATATAAAAATGCATAATGTATTATTTGCAAAAACAAGTGAAAGAAATTATGAGATGGAAAGGTTATTATTGCTAGAAGATATGCCTGATACAGAATATAATGAATTTGTTTTAGTAGAAGGATATCATTGTAGTTGTTATGATTTTGATGAGACTAACTGGGATTGCACAAAATTAACTAAAGATGAATTAAATAAATTGCTAGAAAAAACAGAAGAGTGGGAGACATTAAGAAAAGAATTAAAAGAATTTTTAGCGAGATATTAAGGGGGGATATAGTGAACGAAAAAACAGTGAATGAAATGTTTTCTTTTTCAGAAAGAGTAATAAAAGAAGTAGTAAAACGAGATGATAAACACACAAAACAAGTAATAAAAGATTATTTTAGAAAAAAATATCCAAAAGAAAATTTAAGATTTGACTTTTTAGACGAAGAAATAGTTAATGAAGTTTTAGAGTTAGGAATAGCAGAATATCAAAGGAGACAAGCCTTAGGAGGTGTTTTAAGTGAAAGAAAAAATGGATACATATGTGGCATATATAAGTGCCAAAAATGTAACGAGTGGACATTTAGTAATATATGATAAAGAAGCATATATGTTTACATTTAAAACAATATATAAAAGCAGCAAAGGATATTATATAAAAATAAAAGGTAAAACAGTATATTTAGAAGATTTTAAGGAGGACTAACATATGACAAAAGAACAAGCAATAGAAAGATTGAAAAGTAAATTAGATAATGACAAAAAATATTTAGAACAATGTAATCCATTTTCGGATTTAGTAAATGAAGTGAGATTAGATAATAAATCAATAGAAATAGTTTTATCTATGCTAAAAGAAAAAGAAAAACAAATAGATTTAATGGCTGAACAATTAACAACACCAATTCATGATAAAAAGTAGGTTAAAGAATATTTTGAAAATAAAGCAAAAGAAAGAAGGTAAAGAAATATGAAAATGTATTGTAAGATAAAGAGACCAGATAATACAAAATATCAAATAGAAAAAGGAACAAAAGTGGTAATTCAAGAAAAAATAGATGGAAGTAATACTGCAATTTATAATGATAATGGAAAGATAAGATTATATAGCAGATCTAATGAATTAACAGGAGAAGATGGATTAAATGGATTTGTTAAATATGCTAGAAAAAGAGAAAACAAAATACTAGAATATTTACCAATTGGATATGTATTATATGGCGAATGGTTAAATCAAGGAAAAATAAACTATAATTCACTAGCTAAACAAGGAAAAATAGAACCATACTATGCATTTGATTTGGTAAAAGAGATAGTGGATAAACCAACAGAAGATGAAGATTTTACAAGAATATTTGCAAGTATAGAAGAAATGAAAGATATATCAAATAAAATAGGATTTAAAACAGTACCAGAAATAGCAGTAGAAAATCTAACAAGTTATGTAGAGTTAAAAGAAAAATATGTAGATAATCAAAAATCTGCACTGGAAGGGACAGACTGTATAAGAGAAGGAATAGTAATAAAAACATTAGATGGAGAAAAAAGAATAAAAATAGTTGGAGATAAATTTCAAGAAGTGAAACATATAAAAAATTCAGAAACCAAAAGCCCATATGCTTTTTTAGATAAGTATATTACACCTATGAGAATATGCAAATTTTTAACACAAATAGGAATAGAAAATCCAAAGGCAGAAGATTATAGGGAAATATTTAAAAAATTAGATATAGTTGCTAATGATATTTTAGAAGAGGAAAAAGAACAAATATTAAAAGATATAGCAAGAATAATCAAAAAACAGGCTATTCCTAACATAAAAGAATATGTAGATAATAACTAAAAGTAGGTGATACAAATGACTAAAACAATAAAGAATCTATTAAAAGCAAAAGAATTAATAGAGAAAAAGATAAATTTAAACAATAATTTACTAGAGACAATAAAAGTATTAAGGCAAGATGAAAATAACCTAAAAGACGAAAATGATGCTTATGAGATAGCATTAAAACTAATTAAGAAAAGGCTAAAAGAAGAATATAGAAGGTAGGAATACAAATGAATATATATAGAATATACGATATAAAGAATAATGAGCAATGTATGAGAGTAGGGACATTGCAAGAAGTGGTAAAGTTTTTAAATTTAACAGCAAGAGAAATGAGTAGAGCATTAAAGAAAAATAACACGGTAAGAAAACATTATAAAATATATTATTTATTTAATGAGGAGGTATACTAATGAGTAAATACATAAAAGAGGATGTTGAAATAATGCTAAGAAATCATAAAAAAAATGAGGCAAAATTAACAGAAGTGCAATTAAAAAAGGAAGGATATCAAGAGCAATTATGTTATGCAGGAACAGTATATGAAGATACAGAAAATGAAATAATAGAAAATATGCAAGTAGCTGGACAAGCATATGATAGTATACATAGTAATACAAATAAAATATCTGATAAGGTATCAAATACAGTTGCTAATTATAAAAATGAATTAAACCATATAAATAAATTTGATAGACAGTATATAAATTCAAAAATTATAGAATGTGAAGCAGAAGAAAATATATTAAATAAAAAAATAGTAAGAGTTAAAAATTTATTAACTATACTTAGTGAAAAACAACGTTTTGTAATTAATAAATTTTATATAGACAGTGAAAAAGGAGATTGGAAAAGAGTTGCAAAAGAGTATGAAAATGAATTTCCAAAGTATTTGTCAATAAAACAATTACAAAATATAAGAGATGTAGCTTTAAAGGACATGTTAGAGGTATTAAACACATAAAATTCGTTAAAATTTCGCTAAAATTTCGCATAAATTGTATTTAAAATTTCGTTTATAATATTATATAATTATAATAGAAAAATTATAAAAAGTTGCAGATAGAAATATCAAACCCAAAGCGACAAAAATTAAAAATAAAGCCCCTTATAATTTTTATTTAAGTTGAGAAGAATAGATGTTTTAAATGTCTATTCTTTTTATATTTGTATACTATTGACATAATACAAAAAGGGTGATATAATATTAGCACAATCGTAAGATTGAATAATATTTTAAAGGAGTGCTTATTATGGCAGACAGACATTCGGAGACAGGAAGATATGATGGTAAGTACGGCGATACTACCGTAAGCTGGGAGAACGGCCAGAAGCAGGATGAATCATTTACGCAGTACAACGTTAAAGACGTTGATACGGGTGATCATTACTTCATTAACACCAGAACTGGTGCACAGGGAGCGGCTTTGGGCGATTATAGACCAGGACGTGACGGTAAGTAACAACAAAAAAGGAGAGAGATGAATGTCTCTCTCTTTTTATAGTATAAAAAATCTATTATTTAATAGGTTTATATAATCAAGAGAAATGTAAGTAGAAAATAAAGAGTAAGTACAAGCCCCTTTTTGTATTTGCTCTTTTTATTATGTTATGAAAGGAAGAGAAAAAATGGGAAGTAAAGAATTTTTAGACGAGTGCAAAGAAGAAGTAAGAAGTTATACACAAGCACATTTAGATAAAACTGACAATACATCAGTTTCTTTAGATGATGTTTTTGTTGTTTGGTATTGTAAAACATTACAGAATCATAAAGCACTATTATGTTTATTTGATATGGCAGACCTCATTTCAAGTTATTTTTTTATATAAATTTTTACAGAACTTTCCTAGCGAGTTCTAATTAATATTTGTAAATAGTGCGAAGTATGTAAACATATATAGAGAGCAGAGTGGCAAAAAGTAATCTATTAGATGAAGTATAAGCCGTTTAGTTCTAGAGTGCAATTATATATAACTTACATATTTCGTAGTGTTTATAAATAAAAGAGAAGAGGAAAAGATATGGAAATAAGAGATTATTTATTAGATGAAATGAAAAGATTAAATAGAATAAATGATGGTTTAGAAAAGAAAATAAATCAAGGAATGGATTATAATAATGAGCCTGAACAAATTGTATGTAATGTTAAAGCTATGTGTGATATAGCTTCTATTTTGATATAAAATTATTGTTTATTGTAAGTTTGCAAGTTTTTATAAAATTCATTATATATTTCGCAAGGAAGAGTTTTTATTTGTTCTTCACTACTGAATTTACAAGATTCAAGAGTTTTTAAAGTTAATTGTAAGGCAATAGTTTCTCTTGATGTCATAAAGCAACACCTCTTTTCTGTATAAAAGTAATGTTCAGGCTCAAAAGAAATTATATCAAACCAAAAACAAAAATTTTGTCGAAATATGTAAAAAATAAAATAAAAGGAGAGTACATATGACTAATCAAGAAAGAATAAAAAAATACAAAGAAGAACACTGCTCAAGATGCAAAAATAAAACAAAGAACGATTGTGAAATAAGAGTTTTTCAAAATGGAGATGTAATATGTACAAAGTGTGTGTATTATGAGCGAGAAAATTAACTATGCAAATTGTATGCAAAGAAGATGCGATGAGTGCAAGCATTATGACTATTGTTTTAGATATAGACCAAGAAAGGATGTGAAAACAAATGCCAAGAGGAAGACCAAATAAAATAACAGGGGAAAAAGAACTACAAGAAAAAATAGATAAATACTTTAAAGAGTGTGATAATAAAAATGAACCATATACAATAACTGGGTTGTGTATAGCTCTTGATATTTGTAGAGATACGTTGTGTGAATATGCTAAGAAAGAAGAATTTTCCGACACAATAAAAAAAGCAAAGTTAAGAGTAGAAAATTACTTAGAAAAACACTTAATAACAGATAGCGGAACAACAGGAATAATCTTTAATTTAAAGAATAACTTTGGATGGAAAGATAAACAAGAGAATATAAATGTAGATACTTCGTATGAAGAATATATAAAAAGAGTTGAAGGCAATGAGTATTAATACAAAAAAATACATAGAATCTTATATAAAAATAAGGGATAAAAAAGGCAATGTAATTCCATTAAAGCTAAATGAACCTCAATTAAAATATTATAATGTTGTTAAAAAACTATATGAAGAAAAAAAGCCTATAAGAATAATAATATTAAAAGCTAGACAAATGGGATTTAGTACAGAAACAGAGTCAATTATATTTAAAAATGTTGTTACAAATCATAATTATAATGCTGGTATAGTAGCACACAAAGAAGATAGCACGACAAACTTGTTTAATATGAGTAAAAGAATGTTAGAATATTTACCAGAATCTATTAAACCTGAACAAAAAAAATCAAATGCTAAAGAATTAGTATTTAATAATGAAGAAGGAACAGGACTTGATAGTAAGATAAAATGTATGACAGCAGGAGGAAAAGGAATTGGACGTTCTGATACATTTACAGCACTACATTTATCAGAATTAGCTTTTTGGGAAGGAAATAAACAAGACACACTATTAGGATTATTACAAGCAGTTCCTAATATTCCTGAGAGTATCGTGATAATAGAAAGTACAGCGAATGGATTTGATTATTTTAAAGAATTATGGGACAAAGCAGTAGCAGGAGAAAACGATTTTTATCCACTATTTGTTGGCTGGAATGAATTAGAAGAATATAAAATGCAATATACTGGATTTCAATTAACACAAGAAGAAATAGAACTACAAAGGTTATACAATGTTTCTTTAGAACAATTGGAATGGAGAAGATGGTGTATAAAAAACAACTGTGGAGGAGATGTAGATAAGTTTAAACAAGAATACCCAATAAGTCCTGAAGAAGCGTTTTTATCAACTGGTAAATGTTATTTTAATAAACAGAATATAATAAATAGAATAAATGAATTAAGAGGCAAGAACCCAATTATACAGGGCTCTTTTTCTTGTTTCTATGATGGAATAAGAATAAGAGGTAGAAAATTCAAAGAAGAAGAAAAAGGAAGCATAAAGATATATAAATACCCTGAAAACAATGTTCCATACGTAATTGGTGGAGATACAGCTGGAGAAGGATCAGATTATTTTACAGCACATGTAATTAACAATATTACAGGGGAGCAAGTTGCGGTATTAAAACAGCAATATGATGAAATAGAATATGTTAAACAAATATATTGTCTAGGTATGTTTTATAATAAAGCATTGCTTGGACCCGAATGTAACTTCAGTACATACCCAATACAAAAATTAATAGAGTTAAATTATCCTAATATGTATGTTAGAAAAAAAGAAGATACATACATAAGTAAACACGAAAAGGCATTTGGATTTAAGACAACATCAATAACAAGGCCATTAATATTAGCAAATTTACAAGAGATTGTAAAAGACGAAGTTGAAAAAATTAATGATAAAGATACATTAAGAGAAATGCTAACATTTATAGTAAACAGGAATGGCAGAGCGGAAGCGGAAGATGGCTATCATGATGACTTAGTTATGGCTTTGGCTATAGCTTATTATGTAAGACCACAACAGACAATGAAAAAAATAATATCACAGAACGAAGAAATAAAAGCTTTTATAGATAAAGAATTTGGAATAGATGAAGATAATATTAAAAGCGATTATGGAAGTAAAATAGAAGTATTTTAGGAGGTAAACTATGAAAAAAAATGTATTAAGAGAAAAAATAAGGCAAAGAGAAGAAGAAAAGAAAATTACTATTAAAAAGAAAACAAAAAAGAGGAGTAAGAAAAATGATTAATTTAATATATACAATATTACCAATAGTCTGTTTAATAACAGGCTTTTATTTTGGTTTTAAGATAGGAAAAACAGAGGAAATACCTTCGGCGCCTGAAAAAATAAAACATTCAATAAAAACAGTAAAAGAAGAAAATGAAAAGAAAAAAGAAGGAGAAAAATTAAGCAAAGCATTAAGGAATCTAGATAATTATGATGGAACTCCAACAAGTCAGGAGGAGATTTAATTTATGAAAAGAGAAAATATAGTAACAGATGTATGGAATGAATATCAAAAAGGAGTTGACTATAATTATAGACAGGATTTGTACAATAAAACTGACAAGAACTTCAAGTTCTATTTGGGAAATCAATGGGAAAATGCAAAATTAGGTGGAATACAGCCTATTACATTAAATATAATACAATCCATTGTTAAATATAAAGTGGGAGTAGTAAAAACAAATTCATATCAAATTTATTTTAATTCTGATACCTATGAGAATGATACGGAAAGAAAAAAATTACAGGATTTATGCGATAGTTTAAACAGATTTGCAAATAGAACTTGGGAAAAGAATCAAGTTGACAAAATTGTTAGAAATTGTGTTGATGATGCATGTATTGACTCAGAAGGAATTGTTTATTTTTATGAAGATAATGATAATATAGTACCAGAACAAGTGGACAAGACGAATATATATTATGGCAATGAAAATGATGATAATATTCAAACACAACCATATATAATTATTTCCTTTAGAAGAACAGTCGACGAAGTAAAAGAGGAAGCAAAGAAAAATGGAATGAGCGACGAAGAACTTGAAAAGATTATACCTGATGAGGAATACCACGAGCAAGCAGGAAAAGATAAAAGAGTAGATGAAATAAGTCCAATGTGTTTAGTATTATTAAAATTATATAAAAAAGATGGAACAATATGGGCTAAAAAATGTACTAGATTAGCAAATGTAATGAATGATAGTAATCTAAAAATAAAGCTTTATCCTGTAGCACATTATAATTGGATAAGAGTAAAAGGAAGCAGCAGAGGACAGGGAGAAGTTGAATATTTAATACCAAATCAAATAGAAATAAATAAGACTGCTACAAGAAGGGCTTTGGCAGTGAAATTGGGTGCATTTCCGAAATTGGTAGCAAATACCAAATATATAAAAAATACAAAAGCTTTAAATAGTGTGGGAACAACAATAGAATTAAATGAATTGAATGCTGATGATGTAAATAAGGTTGTTAATTACTTAAAACCCGCTCAGATGAGTACAGATGCATATAATTTACAAAAAGAGTTAATTGATGATACACAAAATTTAGCTGGAGCAGGAGATAATGTAACTGGAAATATAGATCCAACACAAACAAGTGGGAAAGCTATATTAGCAGTTCAGCAAGCAAGTCAACAGCCAATTAATTCTCAGGTAGAAGCATATAAAACATTTATAGAAGATATTGCAAGAATATGGTTTGAAATGTTAAAAGCTTATAGTGTAGACGGAATTAAACTGACCAAAGAAGAAAAAGATTATGCTAATGATACTACATATGATACACAATATATTTTAGATTATGAGGAATTAAATAAATTAGAACTAGATTTAAAAATTGATATTACTCCAAAGTCTGCATTTGACAAATATGCTATGGAAGTTTCTCTTGAGAATTTATTAAGTGCAGGACAAATAACATTTGAAGAATATGTTAATGCTTTGCCAGAAGATTCTACAATGCCAAAATCAAAACTAAAAGAAATATTAAAAACAAGAGAAGAGAAAAATAAGGTAATTACAGATATAGAGAAACAAGGTAATGCATTAAATGGAGCAATAGAACAAGTAATGACGCAGCAAGAAATACAAAATCAACAGCAAGCAGGAATAACTCCTGAAGAAGCAGACATGCTTAATAATCAGCAATTAAATAATCAAGTTAATTAGAGCGCAATAAGCTCTTTTTTTATTGTCCAAAACTGATGAAGACGGGAAAAAAGCTTTTAGGAATTAATAGTCGACGGACTTTAAATGGGAGGTTACATATGCCAAATGATGAAAATATGGATGTAGAAAATATTGATAATGAGGTTGTTGAAACTGAAACAACTCAAGAAGAACAAGAAAATCAAGAAGAAAGGCAGTTAACACAAGAAGATATTGACAATGCAGTCAAATCAAGAGTAGGAAGGGTTGAAAGAAAAGCAAAAAGGCAATTAGCAGAAAAAGATAAAGAAATTGAAAGATATAAGCAACTCGAAAATACTATTCGTGCTGGATTAGGTGCTAGTGATGATGAAGATATTCTTGAAAAAGTCAATAGTTTCTATAAAGAACAAGGAGTAGATATTCCTAAATATGAATCAAAATTTAATAATAGAGATTCTGAAAGATTAGGGGAATTAGATGCTCAAGATTTAATTGGTTCTGCTGAATTTGATGAAATTCAAAGTAGAGCAAATGAATTAGCTTCTTTAAAACAAAGTAAAAAAATAAGTAAAAGAGAAGAAGCGGAATTTATGGAATTAGGTAGTTATTTATCTAGTGAGTTGAAATTAAAAGAACTAAAAGACAAGGGAGTTGATGAAAAAATATTAGAAGACAAAGAATTTAAAGAGTTTTCTAAGAAATTTAATTCAGATACTTCTATTACTGATATTTATGATTTATATGCAAAATTAAACCATAAAGAAGTAGAAAAACCTGCTAGTACAGGTAGTGTTAAATCAACGGTAGGAGAATCAAAAGTAAAAAAATATTACACATCTGAAGAAGTTGATAAACTAACTTCTAAAGATTTGGACAACCCTACAATATTTAAAAATGTTATGGCTTCAATGAAAAAATGGGGCAAATAAAAAAGTAAAGGAGAGATATAAAATGAGTTATGCAAATTTTAAACCAGTTGTATGGTCAAAATACATACAACATGAATTACCAAAATTTACAGTATTTAAACAAGATTGTGATTTTAAATTTGAAGGAGATGCGGGACAAGGGAAAAGAGTAAAAATATTAAATGTTGGAAGACCAACTATTAAAAAATATATTCCTAATAAAGATATAGACCCAGCTGAAAAAATACCAGATGCTTCAACATATTTAGATATTGATCAATTTGATTATTTTAATTATGGAATTGATGATATAGATAAAGCTCAATCAATGGATGGAGTAATGGAAGCATTACAAGAAGAAACTACAAGAGGAATGGCAGAGCAAGAAGATATATTCTGTGCAACACAAATGGCAAAAAATGCAGGTTATAAAACAGAATCAACAGAAATTTCAACAGCTGAAGAAGCTAAAGCAGCTATTGATAAATTATTTGTTAAATTATGGAACCAAGGAGTAAGTACAAAAGACAAGGTTACTATGTACTTAACACCTTGGTTTTATAGTTTGTTCCAAAATAAATTAATAGAATTAAAAACAAATAACGATGAATTAATAGCACAAGGAGTTTTAGGTTTATACAATAATGCCAAAGTAAAAATGACAAATAATGCATATAATGATGGAACAGATGACTATATAATAGTTAAAACATCAAAAGCATTTGCTTATTGCAATGGTATTGACAAATTAAAACCATATGAACCAGAAAAAGGTTTTGCCGAAGCAGTAAAAGGATTAAATACATATGGTGGAAAAATGGTAAGACCAAAAGAGTGTGCAGTATTAAGATGCCACCAAAAATAAAATATTAAAAATAAGATTGGAGTGATAGAATATGGCAATAGCTAAAATAACTAATACAGAATTAATAAGAAATGAAGCTAAAGAGGTGATAAGCGCTGTAGCTGTAGATGCTACTGAAGGGGCAAGCGTTGATTACACAAATCAATCAGATGGTAGAATATTACTTATGATTACAAACGGAAATGCAAGTGCTGCTAAAAAAGCAACTATAATAAAAGGCAATTCTTTGCAAGGAGTAGAAGATTTAGAAATATCCATACCAGCAGGAAAAACATATGGAATAGTTATTGAATCTGGTAAATTTGTAAATGTATCAGGAGAAAATAAGGGAGAAGTAATAATAAAAGGAGAAAGTGCTGATATTACAATACAAGCAGTAGAATTACCATAATTAAGGAGGGGATTTCCCCTCTTTTTATCAAGTTGAAAAGGACCAATAGACAGTTCGAATCTGTCAAACTTGGAGGGAAAATGAATGACATATGGTGAAAATAAAAAATTAACTTTGGCATTAATAGAAGAATATGCACCTGATTTAGTAAAAAAAACAGAAGATGACGATATAGCATTAAGATTACCATTTTTATATCAATTGGCATATCAAGAATTAGCAATGACTAAAAAGATAATAGCCACAAAATTATATAATGAAATACCAGATGAAAACAAAAAAGACAAATATACTTCATATAGTCTTCCTGCTGATTTATACCAAATAAAAAATGTGTATGCATTAGATAAAAACAATAAGCCAATAAATGCAGAATACTATACAATAAATAAAAAAATATATTTAAATGACAATATTCCTGGTTCAACGATATTAGAATATTATAAATATCCACAGGACATAAATGAAGAAACAATGGATGATTTTTATTTAGAATTAGATAATGATGCACAAGCATTATTACCATATAAAGTGGCTGATGATATATTAAAAACTGATCCAAGTGCTGATTATACAGCCTTTGCAACAGAATATCAAAGAAAACTACAATTGTTAGATACTAGAAAAAATATACCTACAGTTGTATTAAATGAACCAGAATATGATATTTAGGAGGAAAACAGATGGCCACAGGAATAAAAAGAACTTATGCTGATTTTTCAGGAGTAGATTTTTTAAATGAACCAACATTGGTTTCTATAACAAGAAGTCCTGATGCTTTGAACGTATGGAAGAATTATCGAGATGCTCAAGGTACTTGCATAGAAACTAGGCCAGGTTATAGAAAAATAGCACAAATAGGTAATAGAATTAATGGTATTTATATATTTAGTTTAACGAAAGCTTTAATACATTCAGGTACTGTATTATATGAATGGAGTAATTTCCCAAGTGAACCGACCTCAGAAACATTGAAACAATTATATGCAGATATGAATAATAAAAGAAGCAAGTATAACAAGCTTGATTCAAAATTATATATAAATGACGGAAAAAATTATCTTGTGTATGATGGTACAATATTAAAGAAAGTAAAAGATGAAGCATTTATACCACGTACTACAATTAGTAGAACAGCGGGTAATATGGGAGGTGGAGAAACCTTACAAGATGTTAATTTGTTACAACCTAAAAGAATAAATAGTTTTGTTGGAGATGGTACATCAAAGATATTTTATTTAGATGCACAAAATATAGATAGTACAACGGTAACTGTAACTGTAGATAACAAAAAGCAGACAGAAAATTCAAATTTTACGGTAGACAGGGTAAATGGGAAAGTGACTTTTAATACAGCACCATCTAAACCAAATTTAAGTGGCGAAGATAATGTTTTTATTACATTTTCTAAAACCATAAGTGGATATGAAGATAGAATAAATAAATGCACTAAGGCATTGTTATTTGATAATAGAATGTTTTTTACGGGTAATCCAGATTTTCCAAATGCGGTATTTCATTCTGAGTTAAACAATCCAGCTTATATAAGTGACTTGAGTTACTATGAAGATGGTTCAAGTGATTCTTCAATAACAGGAATGACTGTTGGAAATAATGTGTTATGGATTTTTAAGAATTTAGATCAAAATAATGCAAATGTTTTTTATCATGAACCGACATTGGATTTAGAACACGGAAAGATATATCCAACTAAGCAAGGAAATGTTAGTGTTGGATGTTATGTGGATAGTACTAATTTTCAAGATGATATTGTTTATTTGAGCAGATATGGATTAGAAGGAATATCAACAGAGAAAATAGATAGCAAACAGGCTATAGCACACAGAAGTTTTATGGTAGATGTAAAAATGACAAATGAGAATAATTATAAAGATGCTATGATGACAGAATATCAAGGCTATTTATTGATTCTTGTTAATGGTAAGATATATTTAGCTGATAGTAGACAAAAGTATGCTAATTTAGATAGTTTTGGGTATGAATGGTTTTATTGGGATTTTACAGACATAAATCCTACATTATTAAAGGAATATAATGATAAATTATATATTGGAACCGATAATGGTTCTATTTTTATTTTAGAAGGTACTAATGATAATGGAAAAACAATTATTTCATATTGGACTACTCCAATGGACAATTTTGGTTATAATAATCAATTAAAAACCACAAATAAACGTGGTGGTTTAGCTAAAATAAAAACAATACCTAATGGGCTTATAAAAATTGCCAGAAGAACAGACAAATCAAGTGAATATAAATACACAACAAGAAAATCGGCCAATGGATTTTCATTTGAAAGTTTAGATTTTAGAAACTTTAGTTTTATTACAACAGATAAATCTTATGTTTTATATAAAATAAAAGAAAAAAAATTAAATGAATTATCGCTTAAATTTTATAGTGATGAAAAAGACAAACCATTTGGAATATTTAGTTCAACAATAGAAGCTTTTGTTGGTGGATATATAAAAAAATAGGAGGGAAATATGGCGTTAACGAAATTAGAAGAAAATTTAAATACTATAGAAAATTTACCAGACAGTCCTACATTAGAAACTGCAGAATTAAAAAAGAAATTTGATGAAAGTTCAATAAAAATAAAAGAATATATAAATGAAGTGTTAACAGATGAGTTAGATAAATTATTTAATAAAAAGTTAGACAAAACTGGTGGAACTATAACAGGAAATTTAGCTGTACAAAACTTGACAGGAAAAATCAATGGTTTTACATGGGATGTAAATACCAATAATGAAAATGATACATGGGTGCTTGTATTAAGTGAAGGAAAGATAAAACATAGAGTATTAAATACAGCATTTAATTCAGATATTAAGACAGTAGGAAAATTAATGTATCCAGTGGGTTCAATTTATTTAAGTGTAAAAAATACAAATCCAAGTTCTTTTTTTGGAGGAACATGGGTAGCATGGGGAACAGGAAGAGTACCTGTAGGAGTAAACGCATCAGACAACGATTTTAAAACAGTTGAAAAGACTGGTGGAGAAAAAACACACAAGTTAACAACAGCAGAGATGCCTTCTCATAATCATGATTTTGGAAATCCAAGAAAATTTGCAATGGTTGATACAGGACAAATGGATTATGGTTGGGGAACACATTTTGAAAATAGTACCGGATATAGATCTACAGCGAGTAATATGAATAATACAGGAGGAAATGGAGCACACAATAACTTGCAACCATATATTACATGTTATATGTGGAAAAGAACAAGTTAGAAAGGAGTATATATGGCTACTGGATATGAAGATATTGATAGATTAACTAATCAACAGAATAATTTAATAAATGAACAAGAAAGAAAACAGAATGAGTTAATAAATCAACAAACTCAAATGCAAGTTGATGAATTAAATCGAGAAAAAGATAAAATTGAACAAGATACGATAAAAACAACAAAAGGACTGTATTCAAATTGGCAAAAACAAGCAAACCAATATGGAGCCAATGCAGAACAATTAGCACAACAAGGCTTGGCTCATAGTGGTTATGCAGAAACAACCCAAACAGCGTTATATAACACTTATCAGAAAAATGTAACAGAAACTTTAAACAATGCCAGAGATTTAAAAAGTGATTATGATTTTAAAGTTCAACAAGCAAGGCAAAATGGAAGTGTACAACAAGCACAAGCAGCATTAGATTTATACAAACAAAAAGCTCAATTATTAACACAAAATTATGAGTTAAGACAAAATAGAGAACAATATTTATATCAACAAGAAAGAGATAGAGTTTCTGATAATCAATGGCAAAAAACCTTTGACCAACAGGCAAGGCAAAATGAAATCGAAAATCAATGGAAACAAAAATCTTTTGACTATCAAAAACAAAGAGATGCTATTTCTGATAGTCAATGGCAAAAGAATTTTGATTATCAAAAAGAGAGAGCTGCTGTTTCTGATAATCAATGGCAAAAGCAATATGAATTGTCAAAAAAAAAATCTAGTTCGGCTAGTAGTTCTAAAAGTAGTAAAAAGTCAACCAAGAGCACAGGTGGACTAAAGGTATCTGATAGTAATATAACAGAAGAAACTGATCCAAGGCTACAACGAATATTAAAAAATGCAGCTGATGTAGGTAGTGAGATTGGTATAGGTAGCATGAAAATACTTAATAGTTTAATGGGAAGATGGTGATAGTATATGCTTAAAAAAATTTGGGAGATTATAGAAGATATAGCTGGAAGAAATGATAAAGAAAAAGAACAAGATGCAATAAAAGTACAACAGAATGTAGAAGATTTCATATCTAATGCAAAGGCAAATTTTAATGATAATTATTCTAAAATTATAAATTCTAAAGAAAATATGAGTAATTCAATAACTTCGAATAATTTTAATGAGAGAAATAATATATGGAATCAAATACAAGAAAATGCAGAACGAAGCGTTGGAATAGTAAAAAACAACATAGGAAATTTTGGAAATGATACAGGAAGAACTGTAGAAAATACATGGCTAGGAGCTACATCAGGAACGAAACAATCTCTTAAATATTTAACTAAATTTGGAGAGAATATAAACGGAGGAGCAAGATATTATAAAGACGGAAATGAAATAAAATTAACTGATTTGCCTAATTATTTAACAGAGGAACAGTTGAAAAAATTAAAAAATATTAATGAAGAAGTAAAAGACAAGCTTGGATTTAATATGGATAAAAAATTGCAATCATCAATTAATAAAGACCAAGAAAAAATACAAAAAAATATAGAAAATCAAGGAAATTCAGTTTCTAAAAAATTAGCAGAACTTGCACCGTCAATAGGAAATATGATACCTGGAATGGTTGCAAGTAGTGTGAATCCAGTTTTAGGAGCAACTTATTTTACAGCATCATCAGGGGGAAGTTATATAGATGATGCCAAAGAAAGAGGTATGACAGATGAACAAGCGTTTTCCTATGGGACTATGATGGGAATTATGGAAGGTATAACTGAAGGAGTAACAGTTGGTAACTTTAAAAAAGCAGGTACAGCAATTAATAGTATTATAAAAGAAACAGGAAAAGAAGCGGCAAAAAAAGGTACAGAGCAACTTGCTAAAACGTCAATTAAACAAGTTTTGAAAGATTATGGAATAGGAATTGCTGATAATGCTATACAAGAAGCAATAATGGAACCAATACAAGAAACTGTTGCTGGAGCAATAGGAGGAAAAGAAAAATCTGATTGGCATAATATGGGGCAAAGAATGTTACAATCGGGAATTAATGGAGGATTAGTTGGCGCTATAGTTGGTGGTGGTAATATGGGAATACAATCATGTGCAGCTGTTGTAGAAAAGATAAATAATGGAAAAATACCGTCAAATACAGAAATAAAATTGGCAATAAAAGATGCATCTAAAGAATTAGATGTTGAAAAAATGATTCAAGATAGTGTAATTCAACAAACAAATAAATACAAAAATTATCATACAGAAACAGTGGTAGACAATATTAATACCAACATATCAAATCAAACACAAAATGTAATAAGTAATAATCAAAATATGCAACAAAATGCAATCCAGAATCAATCTAAAACTCAGGGGCAACAAATTATATCAACTCAAAATAAAAATGCTCCAGATTCTAATATTGTAGAAAATAGTACAAAAATTAAAGGCTATCATGGAACAGATGAAAATTTTGATAATTTTGATTTAAAATATTTTGGCAAACATGACCAAGGGGATTTTGGAAAAGCAGTATATTTTTCCGATAATGAAAATACGGCATCAAAATATGGTAAGAATGTAAAACAACAAGATATAGAATTAAATAACCCATATATTATAAACACTGAAGAAGATTATAAACAATTGTGGAGTCAATTGGCAAAAGAAACAGATATAAGTAAGTTAGATAAAACAGAATTAAAACTACTAAAAGACCCATATACTTCTCAGGAAGAAAAAAATTTTATGTTATATGACAAATTAAATTCAGAAGAAAAAGCAAATGCTATACAAAAACTAGGATATGATGGTGTAATAGATAACACTTATGGGCAAATAGCAGTATTTAGTACAGATAAAATAAATAATATTGCAAATAATCAAGAAATATTGTATAATAATGCCAAAGAAAGTGAGAGTGGTAGTAATGAGTCAATTCGATTGGGAGGAATGCTGGAAAGCAATAGAGAGTTGTCCAGGGTATACGAGGAGGCACAGCAACCAAAGCAATACACAAGAACAGAATACGAAAAATGGGAAAAGTCAATTAAACCAATTAAATACAACGAACTTACCAGTGCAGAACAAAAAATAAGTAATGATGTACAAGGACAATACAATAAAGTGTTGTCTTTTTTTGATGGAAATGAAAATGATTTATATTATGGAGGAGCTTCTTATTCAGATAAAAATAAGATTTATATTGATAGAAATCAAGCTAAGAATTTTGGAACAGAAAAAATGGTATATCATGAAACTCTAGAAAGTGATATTTTACATAATAACGATTTGAGCAAAGATGTAATAAAACCATCAATTCAAAAAATAATTGAAGATCCTAACTTTGAAAAACAAAAACAAGAGTTTTGGAAAAGTGAAACAGGAAAAATGCCTAGTGATTATTTGATTGCCAAAGATATTCTTTGCGATAGGTTCTCTGAATTAAAAACTGGTAAAAAGGTTGATTATAATAATGTATTGTCTCAAGAAACTAATATGACAATAGATTTTAGCTTAGATAATTTTCATAAAAAATTATATGGAAAAGAGATAAAAGATAATCCTTCTAATTTACCAACTAAAGAAAATACAAAAACGGAATTGAATCTTCCAACAAAAGAAAATATTAATACTCAAGGAGAAACTATAAATTGGAATGAAATAGAAAGACCAGAAGGAAAAATAAGAAAACATTACAAAAGCATAATAGAAAGTAGTAATACAACAAAAGAAGCTAAATCTATAGCAAAAGAACTAATGGGAACAGATACTTATGTACCTGAAACAAATAAATCACAATTAGCTCAAGCAGATACTAGAATAAACAATTCTAGCCCTGAAGCAGAACTAAAATCATTAATGAATAGAGCTACAACTGGAGGTAAAATAGAAGCTGTAGATATAGCAGTAGGAGAAAGACTAATACAATATTATTCTAAAGTTGGAGATAAAACAAATTTACAAGAAGCAATACAGGCAACAGCTATGGCTGGAACAAATGCTGGTAAAACAGTACAAGCTTTATCAATGTTAAATCACCAAACACCTGAAGGACAAGCAACATGGATACAACGTTCAGTAGATAAAATGAATAATGAGTTAGCAAAGAAAAAGGGTGGAACTATAACAAAAGATAGCGAAGGAAATATTAAAGTTATCAATAAACTGGGAAAAGATATAACAGATAAAGTCGATTTATTTGATCTAAACCCAGAAATGATTGAGAAAATAACTAGTTCAAAAGATAAAGAAACAATGTATAAAAATATAGATAGTGTCTATGAAGAATTAGGAGAACAAGTACCAAAATCGACTATTGAAAAGATAGATAGTTGGAGATATTTTTCTATGTTGGCAAACCCAAGAACACATATAAGAAATATGGTTGGAAATGTTGCAATGGGGAAAACTCAAAGAATAAAAGATAAGTTAGCTGGTGGAATAGAAGGTATAGTTAATAAGTTTAACCCTGAAATGGAAAGAACAAAAACTATTGCATTTGCAAATAAAAAAACAAAGGAGTTTGTAAAAGAAGATTTTAAAAATATAGATGTTCAATCAAGGTTAGAACTTAACGAAAACAAATATAATCCTCAATCAAGGCTGCAGAACTCAAGAAAAACATTTAAACATGATATATTTGAAAAAACATTAGGAAAGTTGTTTAATTTAAATGATAACTTATTAGAAGCTGAAGATGGTTTAGGGTTAAAGTCGTCATACAAAAAAGCTTTAGCAGATTATATTACATCTAATAAAATAGATGTAGATAATATAACTGACAAGCAATTAAGCAAAGCTCGTAATTATGCAATAGAACAAGCAAAAGAAGCAACGTTTCACCAAGCTAATTCAATAGCATCAGCAATAAATCAATTCTCAGGAAAAAATAAATTGACTAAAGGGGTAACTGATGCAGTTTTACCATTTGTAAAAACACCGATGAATGTTGCAAAAGCTGGAATGGAATACAATCCGGCGGGGTTATTAAAGACATTAACTTATGATACAGCAAAACTTAGAAAAGGTGATATAAATATAAATAAATATATAGATAATCTTTCAAAAGGGTTGACGGGAACTGGTATTGCAGTTTTAGGTTATGCATTAGCAGATGCAGGAATGTTAAAAGCTTCTGGTGAAGACGATGATAAAAAAGAAAATTATGATGAAGCAACGGGTAGTCAGGCATATTCAATAGAGATTGCAGGAAAGACATACTCTTTAGACTGGTTAGCACCAGTTGGAATACCATTATTTACGGGAGCTGAGGCATATTCAATTCAGAAATCAGGTACTGAAGAGAAAAATAATGTTAGTAGTGACGATAATAAAAAAATAAATCAAATATTAAAATCTCTAGAAAATTGGTCCAATGCAATGTCAAAATCTATGTCACCAATGAGCGAGATGTCAATGATTAGTGGCCTAACTAGTGCATTAAGTAGTTACAATGAAGATAAACTTTCAGCAATGGGAACAAATGCTGTAAAATCATATGTAAATCAGTTCGTACCAACTTTAATTGGACAAATTGCAAAAACTTCTGATGAATATGAAAGAGGTACAACGTCAATTAAAACAGGACTGATATCTAAAGCAATTGATCAAACCAAATTACAAATAACGTCAAAAATTCCAGGGTTAAGGAAGACGTTACCAGTAAAAACAGATATATGGGGAAATAAACAAAAGCAAGAAGAAAATTTACCGATAAGAGCATTAAATAATTTTATAAATCCATCAACAGTTAAAGAGGTAACCAAAGATAAGGTGGATAATGAGATAAACAATTTATATAGCAAGAACGGTGAAAAGTCTATTCTACCAGTTAGCTCAATAGACAAAACATTTAAAATAGATGGAACAACATACAGGATGACAAGTGAAGAATATTCTAAATATAAAACTGATTATGGAAAAAATTCATATAATTTAATTAACAACTTAATTTCAACAAAACAATATCAAAAATTAACAGATAATCAAAAACAAAAAGCAATAGAAAATATATATACATATGTTAAAGAAAAAAATAAAGTTAATTATGCTAAGACTGTTAATAAGGAAGTTAAAACTTCAACTTTATATAATACCTTAGAAGATTTAAAAAAACATGGTGGAGAGCAAAGCGATTATTTAAGTTATATTGCCAAAACTGAGGGGATATCTAAAGACAAAGAGAAAGAAGAGATATTGGCTAATGCTGATTATAGTGATACTACGAAATCAATAATATATAAAACAGCAATTAATTCAAGAGATAAAAAATATTTAGATTTAGAAAAGATAGATTTTCCTATAACAGAATATTTAAAATATAAATCTCAGGAGTTTGTTAGTGATAAAGATGAGGATGGCGAAAGCATAAAGGGATCTAAAAGTAAAAAAGTTTATAATTATCTTAATAATATATCAGAATCAAAATTATCGGATGATTATAAAAAAATAATATGCAGAATAGAAGGAATAAGTGATTATGACAATGATGTTGTTAATTTTGTAAATAAACAAAAATTATCAATAGAAGATAAGACAAGTTTATTAAAAAATATCGGTTTTAAAATAAATAAAGATGGATATATACAAACATATTCTAGGATTCCAATAACAAAATATGTAAAATAAAATATATCATGACAAATTTCGACAAAATAACCAATATATAGATGATATAATTTAATTATAGGAGGTTTTTTTATGACAGTATTTTTAGAAGATATAATAGGAAGATTATTATTTGCAATACCACTTACTGCAATATGGACTGTTGCTTCAATGTTAATCATGGCTATTTTATATAAAATAATAGGAAATGAAGATTCAAATTCTACTTGCTATTTCGATAATTATGTGATTATTACAAACTATATATTAATATTTTTATGCCTTGTAATTTTTTACAATGGAAATATAGAACTGTTTTAATAAAAAAAATTATAAAAAAGCGCTTATGTAAAACATAGGTGTTTTTATTTGGAGGAAATTGATGGAATTTAGTATAAAACCAACAAAGACAAGTAGGCAAGATGGTATGTTGCCTCAAACTATAGAGCAATTAATAAAAAAGTATAAATTAGATTCAATGTGGGAAAATATACAGAAAATTGTAAAAGAAATTATCGAACAAAACAGTGGTTATGTTGTTAAGAAAGATGGTATCATGTATATTGCTGATACAAATGTTTTAGAAGAGGCAAAAACTGTATTAAGAATTGGGAAAAATGCATTAGATATTTCTAATAATGGAATAAATGGAGAGTATCAAACAATTATTAGTTTAAATGGAATTATAAATGCTGATTTTATAACTGCAGGTACGCTAAGTGCCAATAGAATTAAAGGTGGAACTTTAAAATTAGGGGGAGAGAACAATACAAATGGTTCTCTCCAAGTTTTATCAGCTAATGGGGAAGAAGTTGTAAACATAGGAAAAGAAGGTATTGAATTGCATGATGGAACAACAATAATAGGTAATGGAGGAGTTTTATCAAATTTATCATTTTCTTCTATGGATTGGAAAGAAATAGGCTATAGCATATTTACTCCTAGCCAATCAACTTATAAATATATAAATATAGGAGTATTTATTCCTTCTAATTTTGTAGTAACAAGTGCATACTTGGTACTACAATTACACCCAATTAATTATAGTTATAAAAAAGATAAACAAGTGGGTTACTCAAGAAATGTTAATTTATTTTACGAAAAGTTATTAACGGGAAATGTAACACCATTTAATGTGGAAATCGCATCTGAAAATTATGATTATAGATTGATAACCAATAATACCAATGCAATTAATTGTACAGGTGAAGAAGGAAAATTAAATACATATATAAGTAATAATATTGGAAATTTTTTAACATCAGGTCAGGGAACATTATTCCAATTAAGAACTTCTGATGCTGTTCCAACTGAAAACATTGAATGGGATGATTATGACAAAAATAGAGCTGCAAGAACTGGTTATGTAAGAGCTATGATAAATGTTTATGGATTTTTAAAATAGAAGGAGGAATAACATGGATTTAGAATTTACAAGAGGAGATACACAAGTTTTAAAGTTTCAACTAAAAAATGGATTAGGTAAAGAAATTGAACCATCTCCAGAAGATAATATTTATTTTACTGTAAAATCTAGTGCAAATAGTTTAAAATCAATTATACATAAAAAATACCCAGATAATATTGAATATAGTAATGGGTATTTTTATTTTACATTAAATTCGGAAGATACATCTGATATGCCATACGGAACTTATCAATACGATATAGAGCTGAAATCAGGTGATTATGTTAAAACACTTGGATTTGGAACTATAACATTAACTGAAGAGATAACTCATAGGAGGGATGAATAATGTCTATAGAAATTAATGATCTTGATAATGTAGAGCAAGAAGTTAATCAGATTACTGATTTGTCTACCAATGAAATTGAAGTTATTCATATAGATGGAGTATCGAATATTCCACTAATTAAAGGCGATGTTGGGGAAAAAGGAGAAACTGGGCCAGCAAATTGTTTGCAGATAGGTATAGTTGAGGAAGGCGATGAAGCATCTGCGACTATAACAGGAGAAGCTCCAAATCAAATTTTAAATTTGATATTACCTAGAGGAGAGCAAGGTGAAAAAGGAGAACAAGGAATACAAGGGGAAAAGGGTGAACCTGGTGCAACATATGATGATACAGAAGTAAGAAATAAAATAATAAGTATAACACAACACATTTACCAACTAAAAATAACATCTAATATAAATGCAGGAACAGAAGTAACATTACCTTGTTATTATCAAGTTGGACAAGAAGTATTAGATGTATACTTAGACACCGAAAGACTAGCATTAAGTAGTGATGATGCTGGAACAGATGGACATTATAGAGAAATAGGAGATGCAGATAGTATAAGCAATAAAATAAAGACAACAACAGATTGGCAGTTAGAAACAGGAGATATTTTAACATTAGTAGTAAGGGGGGAATATAATGCTAACACTTAAAAATTTAATTAAGAAAATTGAAAACAAAATAGATTTTCCAGATGGAAAAAATATTTTATATACTTCTTCAGGGTATACAAATAAATATATTAAATTATTTGATGTAAATATGAAAACTGTATTTAAGACGGCTACGATAATTTTTAAAATTACATCAACTCAACAGTATGATTTTGATGATATATATAGTTTGCAAATTAATAGACAAGATTCTACCAATTTTAAAGTTAAATTTAAAAGAATAAACCAATTAAACCCAGAAGGAGTTGACATTTCAGATAATATTATAATAGTAGAAAGCAATTGTATATTTTCTGTTTGTTTTAAATTGCCAGGTGGTTCACGTACTCCTAATGTTCAAATAATATCAGCACAAAGATTTAATTCAGATATAATATTTGGCAATGGTGAAATTTTAGATTCTTTACCTTCAGGTACACAATACAAAATTGAAAAGTGGAAGGATTTACCATTGGCCACAGGAATAACAGTTGATAAGATTGCTAAAAAAGCTATTTATAAGAAAGAAAATGGAATTGTTACAATTGTAGGAGGAGTGTCAGGAATTACTAAGGCAGGAACAACAATAGCACAACTTCCAGAAGGGTATAGACCGGCAACCCAAATATATTTTGAGGGATTTTGTTCTGGGGTTAGATATTGTAGGTGGATAATAACTCCGGCTGGAGGAATTATGTTAGAATGGGTCTCAGATAATGCATATACTTCTGCTTGGTACAACTTAAATTGCACATTTATAGCAAATTAAATATAAAGGAGAAAAATATATGACTAAAATAAATCATGTAAGCCTTGGGGCTGTATATATATACTTATAGTTTTATAAAAAGAAAAGAGGTGTTAATATGATACCTCAAATAAAAGGCGTAAAAAAAGAAATAAACAATTTAAAAGAACAAATAGAGAACGAAGATACTGGGTGGATTAATGGAACTTTAAATACTGGAATAATACTTTCTTCTAATAGTGGATTTCAATATGGAAATGGTATACAAGCAAGAATAATAAATGGAGTACTATTTGTTAGAGTTTCAGTAAGCAAGTCTACAGGGTATTTTGCAGCAGCAGATAAGGAAGTAACTATAGGGAGCTTACCTAATATTACAGGATATGATTTAAAAACTCTTTTGAAAGGAAAAAATTATATAAGAGCAGGAGCCTTTGGAACAGAAACATCACAAGGCTTTTTACAGGTAGCTGATGGCAATGTTACTGTTCGTATTATTAATGGAAATGCTTATTGGTTAACTGGAATATTATCAATTCCATTAAACTAAAAATGTAAATTTCTCGAAAGGAGGAAGAAAATGCAAGAAACAAAAATTGTTGAAAGATTAGTAGAAAATGAGCAACGTTCAAAATCAAATTCTAAAAGATTAGATAGTATTGAAAATAAAGTTGAAAACATATATGATTTAACGCTAAGTGTGCGAGAAATAGCAACAGAAATGAAGGCAATGAGAGAAGACCAAAACAAAATGAATGAACGCCTAAAAATAATTGAAGAAAAACCAGCAAAAGAATATGAAGAAACTAAAAATCAAATAAAAAGCAAAGTAGTTTCTTTTTTTGTTGGAATTATATTAACAGCAATAGCGTTTATCTTAGGATTAAGTAAATTTGTATAGGAGGGGAAGATAATGAAAAAATTTAAAATAATAGTATCATCAATATTAATGTGCATTATATTGTTTGTTGTATTTGCTTTTAGCGATGATAAAGAATTACAAAAAGATGTAGTAGAAAAAATGACAGATACAATAGTAGACATTGCAACAAATGAAAGTACAACAGAAATATTAAGTTTAACTGCAGAAGATGAACAAATACTAGAAGTACAAGAAACAACAGAAAATGAAGCATTTAAAGAGCAAGGACAAGTTGCATATGAAGGTGCAGAAAAAACACCATATATACAATTAGAAGATTATGCTGGACTAACATATTTCTCACAAATAGATAATAGATGGAAAAGTAAAATGTATTCTAGTGTAGGAGATAGCACACAAACAATAGGCACAAGTGGTTGTGGACCTACAAGTGCAGCAATGGTTGTGTCAAGTATAAAAGGAACAATAACTCCAGCTAAAATGGCAGACTTATATGTAAAATATGGTTATAGAAGTGCAAATCAAGGTACATATTGGAGTGCATTTAAATGGACAGCAGATGTATTTGATATAGGTTATAGTGAATGCTATAAATTAGATGATGTGATTTCAAAATTAAAAGATAACAATTATATAATAGCAAGTTGTAATCAGGGATTATTTACATATGGTGGACATTTTATAGTTCTAACAGGAATAGAAGGCAATTACATAAAAATATATGATCCATATTTGTATAATGGAAAATTTGAAGTTTCAAGTAGAAGGGGATTGGCAACAGTAAGCGGAAATACAGTATATGTGTCAATAGATAATTTTAGAGAATATGCAAATTACCAAAAATTCTTCTGCTTTAAAAATGATAGAATACAGATAAAAGAAAACACAACTACGCCTGTTATAATAAATGATAATTCATCTACAGTGTCTAGTATAAATTACCAAGTTAAAATTATAGCAAATGGTGGTTTAAATATAAGAGCTGGAGCAAGTGTGAATTATAATAGAGTTGGTGGTTATACTAAAAATTTTATAGTAACAATATTAGCAGAAAGTAATGGCTGGGGAAAAACAGATAAAGGTTGGATTTCATTAGTTTATACAAGCAGATATACAGCAGCTGCAAAAAATGCAACAATTCAAAAATATACAACAGGTACATATAAGGTTAATTGTAGTAAATTAAATGTAAGGACAGGACCAAGTACAAAATATAGAATTAAACCATTAAAGGAATTAACAAGAAGTGCAAGAAATCAAGGTGGATATGTAAGAGGAGTGAAATGTACAGTTACAAAAGTAATAGGAAACTGGGGATTAACTCCAAGTGGTTATATTTGTTTAGATTATTGTACAAAAATAAGATAGATATTTAGAGCTAGATTAGATTAATTTCTAGTCTAGCTTTTTTAATATAAAAAAAGAAATAGTTGTTGGTAATAACTATTTCCTTTTCATTTCCGTATAGGATTATTTATATTATTTATACTATTATAATATTATTTTCTTGTTTTGTCAACATTTAAAGTATCTATTAATGCTTTTTGTAGTATTTGAGAAAAGTTAACATTTTCTTTTTCAGCTATGGTATTTAACCAAGCAGGAATAGATAAAGTTTTTTTAACAGATTTATTTTCGTATTTTCTCTTGTGTTCTTCTAAATCAACAGAAACGAAAGATACAATTTGATTTTCCTCTAATTTTAATGATTTAATATTTGTAGTACATTCTGGGTATTCATTCAAATCTTCTAAGAATAATCCCATAGCTTCCTTGGCATTTTCCATGGCTTCTGCTAAAGTTTTTCCGTCACTAAAACAACCTTTTAAGTCAACAAATTCAACCCAGTATTCATTATCTTCCAAAGTAAAAATAGCAGGGTAAGTTAATAATATTTGTTTTTTCATAATTACACCTCTTTATATTATAGTATGCACATTCAGGTAGGACTTATTCAAGTCCCGCCTGTTTCAATAGTTTTTTTAATAAGCCTTTTGGTAAATCTCTATTATGCATTGGAATAATTACATCTATGTAACCGTTCTTTTCTTAACCTTAAGTGTGAACCTTCTTGCTTAACTTCATACCAACCGATTTCTTTTCAAAAGCCTTACCAATTCCTTAGGTGTCATACTCATAATATAAATAATCCTCCTTTCTTAAAATCTAAATTAATTATATACTATACGTTACGTATTGTCAATGCTTTTTTAGAAAAAATTTAAAAATATGAAAAATGGCTTAAAATCAAGGCATATAAGTACTTGACTAAAAAATAAAAAGGGCTTAAAAACGATTTTGAGACGTCACTTTTTGGCTAGTTTCTAGTAAAAAATAAGATAATAAATGTTTTGAAGTGATAAACATAAAAATAGATTTTCGACTACTTTCGACACAACAATTTAACATAATATGTTATAATAGTAAAGGGGGATGAATATGAAAGAAGCATATACACAATCTCTACAAATGATTAAAGTATTAAATATAAAAAGTGAAAAAGAATACAGAAAGTTATTAAAATACTTTTTAATACTATCAGCAGAAAGTATGAAAGTAATGTCAAGAACGAAAAGATTTAGCAAAGTAATAAAGAAAGCAAAAGAAGTCTAAAAGGCTTCTTTTACTTTTGCATAAAAATATTAAAAATGTAGATGCTAACATTGAGGTGTTTTTATGATCAATTATTATAAAAAAAGCTTAAAAGAATTAAAAGAATATGTAAGAAAAAATAAGAAAATTACAAGGGAAGAATGGGATGAATATGCTCATAATAATTGCTTGTTTAGTGCGTTTACAATAGCATGTCATAAAGATGCATACAGTTTTAAAGAATTAATTAGAAAAATATAGTTTCATAAAAGAAAATAAATTGGGCATATTAAAATTGGTGGTTTTATGAAAATAGAAATTCTGGTTAGAGAAATAAGATTAAAACAGAATATGACATTAGAAACTTTAGCAGAACTATCTGGCATTAGCAAAGGACATTTAAGTAAAATAGAAAGGCAAGAAAGAGCCCCAAAATTGTCAACAATGATAATGATAGCTAAAGCATTAAAAGTAGACATAGAAGAATTATACAAAATAGTAAAATGA